GGGCGCGGCGGTAGATGAGGAGTTGCTAACCGATGCAGACGCGGATGGTGATGAAACTGATGCCGAACCATCCGAGGAAGATGAGAATTCTGAAGAGGAAGAACAGCCACAAGTCTTCACCGTCAAAGTTGACGGTAAAGAAGTCGAGGTGACGCTGGAGGAACTCCAAAAGGGATATTCAAGGACTCAGGATTACACACGCAAAACGCAGCAAATTGCCGAGGTGCGAAAGCACGCAGAGGCAGAGTTGCAGGCGGTGCGTGCCGAGCGCGAGCAATACGCTCATTTGTTGGGTGCTCTAGAGGCACAGGTTCAGCAGGCAGCGCAGCCAAACATTGATTGGGAACGTCTCAGAAATGAAGACCCCATTGAGTATGTGACGCAGCGCGAGTTGATGCGTGAAAACCAAGAGAGAAACGCGGCTATCCAATCGGAAAAGCAGCGACTCTTTGAGTTGTCCCATCAAGAGCAGATGCAATATCGCAATCAGATGTTGCAGCATGAACAAGAGGCGCTGGTGTCGGCCATACCTGAGTGGAAAGACTCAAAGAAAGCCGCAGCCGAGAAAGCGATGCTTATTCAGTTTGGCCAAAAGGCCGGATTCTCACCTGATGAACTGAAGAATGTTTTAGATCACAGGGCGGTTGTACTGCTGCGAAAAGCGGCTTTGTACGATCAGATGATGTCCAAGCGTGGACAGATCAAGCCGGTGACGAACAATGGGCCTAGACCTGCCAAGCCTGGCGCAGCAGGAAGAGTATCAAACAACACTGAGGCATTGCGAGCACAACAGCGTCTTGCGAAAACTGGCCGTGTCGATGACGCGGCTGATGCAATCTACAAACTCTTGAAATAAGGAATCCATCATGTCTATCGTTAGTAATACTTTCACCACCTACTCTGCAAAGGGTATTCGTGAAGACTTGAGCAATGTCATCACCAACATCGCTCCCGAAGAAACACCGTACCAATCCAACATTGGCCGCGAAACTATTCAAAACACTTTGTTTGAATGGCAGACCGACACATTGGCAGATGCAGCCGCCAATGCTCAGTTGGAAGGTGACGATGTCGGCACATTCGATTCAGTCGTTGCGACTGTTCGCTTGACCAACTATGCTCAGATCGCACGCAAAACCATCGTCTTGTCAAACACTGAAGAAGTGGTTAACAAGGCTGGCCGCCGTTCTGAACTGGCATACCAGATCGCCAAGCGCGGCTCTGAACTCAAGCGCGACCAAGAATTCATCTTCTTGAATGGCGGTATTGCTGTTGCCGGTAACACGACAACTGCTCGCGTGACTGCCTCTTTGGGCGCGTTTGTCAAGACAAACACCGACAAGCAAACCAACGGCACTGACCCAAGCTACACCACACTGCCAAACAGTGCGCGTACTGACGGCAACGTGCGTACTTTCACTGAAACCATTCTCAAGAATGTGATTCAAAAAGTATGGTCTGCTGGCGGCACGCCGAAAATTCTGATGGTTGGCCCTGTCAACAAGCAGCGCGTTTCCGGTTTTTCTGGCATTGCATCTTCACGTTTCAACATCAACGGTGGCGAAAAGCCTGCCGTGTTGATCGGTGCAGTTGACATCTATGTCAGCGACTTTGGTAATGTGGCTGTCATTGCAAACCGCTTCCAGCGCGAGCGTGATGGTTGGATCATCGATCCTGAGTACGCAAAGATGACTGTGCTGCGTCCTTACCAACAAGTTGAGTTGGCGAAGACCGGTGACGCTGAGAAGCGTATGCTCTTGATCGAATTCGGCCACAAAGTCTTGGCTGAAAACGCTCACGGCCTGTGCGCTGACTTGATCACTTCTTAATCAACTGAGAGGAAAAAGGGGAGGAGAAATCCTCCCCTTACTTATATGGAAAAACGATTTTTTGATGCAAGCCCCGAAAAAGGGATCACGCGCACTTGGCACTACAACGAGGACACTGATGAGGCAACGATTCAGACAACTCAGGACATGACTGCCGTCATCGAGGCCAACAAGCGCGACTTTGCCGCCATCGACAACAAAGCAGATTGGAAGGGCGAATGGCATCATGTTGCCAGCATCCCTGAGTCGATCTACTTTCAGTTGAAGGCAGAGGGTAAGTTGGATGATCCGGTTTACATGAAAAAATGGTTGAACGATCCAGATAACAGGTTCTTTAGAGTGAGGCCAGGTCAGGTATGAAATACATCGCAGTCTGCACGCCAGCGCGTGACATGGTTCACACCAATTACACCTATTGCATGGTCAACATGGTGGCGTACCACACGCTCAACACCACTGACGCTGTCAGCCTCAAGATACTGCAAGGCACACTGATCCAGAATCAGCGTGCTGACTTGTGTCTGGACGCAATGCGTGAGGGTTGCAGCCACATACTGTTTATCGACTCTGACATGACGTTCCCACAGGACATGATCGGCAGATTGCTCGCGCATGATGTGGACATCGTGGCTACAAACTGCGCCAGACGCAGAATGCCCACAGGTCCAACCGCGCAGAACTACGATGAGAACGGCAAGCGCAAACAGGTTTACACCATGCCTGAGTCCACCGGATTAGAGGAGGTTGGCTCTGTTGGCACTGGCGTGATGCTAATCAAGCGCGAAGTGTTTGAGGGCATGACTGAGCCATGGTTTGATATGCCGTGGCAGACCGGCACTCGCGGCTACATGGGCGAGGATGTGTTCTTCTGCAAGAAGGCGCAGGAACTTGGTTTCAAGGTGTATATTGACCATGATGTCTCGAAAGAAATCGGACACATTGGCACATTTGAATTCCGGCATGAACACACTTGGGTCATGAAGGAACAGCTTGAAAAAGAGGCAGTCTAAATGGCATTGACCACCTACACTGAATTGAAGACATCGCTGGCCGATTGGCTTAATCGGTCTGACCTGACTTCAGTTATTCCTGACTTCATTAGTCTGGCCGAGGCACAGATTGAGCGCCAACTACGCACCAGACAGATGATCGTGCGTGCCAACGCAACATTTGCGGCGGCTGCTGAATACGGCACAGTGCCTGATGACTTCTTAGAAACCAAGTCCATCAAGCTCAACACCAATCCGATCACGGCTTTGCAGTTTCAGACCATTGATGCAATGGACTCACTCTCAAACACCACCTATCTGTCCAGCGGCAAGCCGCTGTATTTCAGTGTGGTGGGTAGTCAATTCCGACTGTTACCAATACCTGATGGCGCATACACCGCCGAGTTGGTCTACTACGCAAAGTTGACTAAGTTGTCATCGACAGTTGCAACCAATTTTCTGTTGACGCAAGCGCCGGATGTTTACCTGTACGGTGCGCTTTTACAGGCTGCGCCTTACTTGCAAGATGATGCGAGAATCAGTGTGTGGTCATCCTTATATGCTGCTGGCTTAGAGCAGTTGCAGATTGCTGATGACCGTGGCTCAACCAGTGGAGGCGCTCTCATGGCGCGTGCGAGGACATTCGGATGATGATTACCACCACCAAAGGCGAGATGGACGAGTCACTGTTGCACAAGTCTGAGGGATCGACTGAGAACGACAGAGAGATCATTTCGTGGGTTGAATATCGTTTGGATGACGAACTGGTACACAGATCAGTCCATGTTGTGTTGAAACAAAGTGTCGCAGCCGATGGCGTTGCGGCAGCAATTGGATAAGGATTAAGTCATGGCAAACACGCAAGCAATGTGCACAAGTTTCAAAGACCAGTTACTTGAGGGACACCACAATTTTGGTGTTGGAGTTGTCAGGGCAACTACTGCCGCTGATACTTTTAAGGCGGCTTTATATTTGGCCAGTGCCACTATAAATGCGTCTACAACTGTATACACGACCACTGGAGAAGTCACAGGAACGGGCTATACCGCAGGCGGTGTCACAGTGACATTTGGCACTCCACCGAGCACCAGTGGCACGACAGCATTCGTCACGCCAAGCGCCAGCATCACCTACTCTGCGGTTACCTTATCCACAGCCTTTGACGCAGTGTTGATCTACAACTCAACCCAATCAAACAAAGCTGTCAGCGTCCACACATTCGGCAGTCAGACCGTGACTGCTGGAACATTCACGCTGACCATGCCTGTCAACGATGCCAGCACCGGCCTAATCAGGCTAGCTTAACCAAGGGGCAGCGGCATGGCTGCTTATGGAACAGGCTATTACGGACTTGGTGTCTATGGCATAGGCAATGTCGTTATTAGCGGCAATGCTGCCGCAGGTGCTGTCGGCACACTATTAACCAACCGATCCATTCAAGAGAATGGAAATATTGCTACTGGCAATTTAGGCACAGTCGGTCTGGCTGTTTCTATTGCCATTACCGGCAATGCTTCCACTGGCGCTATTGGCTTGGTAATTCCGACATATTTTCAAGAAGTTACAGGAAACGAATCTACATTGTCAGTTGAAGGCGTTACTAAATCTGGTAACGATATGTCTGCCTATGGACGAGGACTCTATGGCTTAGGAAATTATGGGATTGGTCTTGTCGTTTTAGATGGGAACTCAGCTACTGGTAATGTTGGAAACTTACTCTCCAACATATCTATTCAAGAAAATGGAACTATTGCCACTGGTAATGTAGGAACAGTAACACAATCTACAACTATTGCCATCACAGGAAATGAATCTGCGCTATCTATTGGAAGCGTTTCACAATCAATCGTAATTGAATTAGATGGGACTGTTGCCACTGGTAATGTTGGAACAGTAGAACAATCTAGAACTATTTCTATTACAGGAAATGCGTCTACTTTTGCGGTTGGTTCTGTCATTGCCTCACGAAGGCTGGAAGGAAACGCTTCAACTGGTAGTGTTGGAACTTTGGAAACAGAAGTTATATCGTTCCAAGCAATTACTGGCGTTGAGGCTACAGAATCTGTTGGTAGCGTAACAAATGAAATATCTGTAGGCATAATTGGCATAGAGTCAATTGGTGCTGTCGGCACAATGATTGGCTTTGGATGGGGTGCAGTGCCTGACACACCAGAGTCATGGACGGCACAGTCCGATAATTCGGAAAGTTGGACACCAGTGGCCGATTCCTCGGAATCTTGGACACCAGTTTCTGACACCTCAGAAAACTGGACAGATTTAGCAGACAATTCAATCACTTGGCAAGAAGCCGCGTAAGGAGATTTAGAGATGCCAGATACCACAACCACCAACCTATTGCTGACAAAGCCAGAGGTAGGCGCAAGTACTGACACTTGGGGTACTAAGGTCAATACAGACTTAGACACCATTGACGCATTATTCGCTGCTAATGGCACTGGCACATCAGTCGGCCTAAATATTGGCTCTGGCAAGAAGCTGAAACTGGTTGGTGATGTCATCGACACCAATGGCAATGAGTTGCTGAAAGTGTCTGCCACAGCGTCTGCTGTGAATGAGGTGACTTTGACCAATGCTGCCACAGGAAACAATCCTGTTTTATCTGCAACTGGCGGCGATACAAACATTGGCATCACACTGACTCCAAAAGGAACTGGTGGTGTTGTTTTCCCAGCGGGTGCAGTCGGGACTCCTGCCATCACCACCACAGGCGATACCAACACAGGTATCTTCTTCCCTGCCGCTGACACCATTGCCTTTACTGAGGGCGGTGCGGAGGCCGCAAGGATTGATAGCTCTGGAAATTTTGGTATAGGTACTACTTCGCCGGGTTCTAAACTTGAAGTAGCTGGACTAACAAATATTACAGCGGGTGGACTTAAAGTAACTGGTTCACCAACTGGATACGATAATGAAATTGCTTTAGGTGGCGCTACCGCAGCGTCTGCTTATGCAATTACTACAACAGGCACTGGTGCGGCAAATATGTTTTTTGACCACAGAGGCACAAGTAACACAGGTTCTTTTTACTTTAGAAATGGTACTACTGCCACCACAGAACGTCTGCGTATTGACGGCAGCGGTGGGTTAATTCTTGCAGGTTCAACTGCACAAAAAGCAACAGGCACAACTTGGTCTAACCCATCTGACCAACGCCTTAAATCTAACATTCGTGATTATGTAAAAGGCACAGCAGAGTTGATGCAAGTGCGTGTTCGTGAATGGGAATACAACGGCAAAGGTGGCACAACTGAAGGCATGAAAGGTCTTGGAGTTATTGCGGATGAAGTGATGACGGTGTTACCTGACACGGTTGAAAACTATGATGCTAAATTTAATGCTGATGATGAAGAAACCACAGCAATTAAGAAATTTGATGCCACAGAAATTACTTGGTTATTAGTTAAGACTGTTCAAGAACAACAAGCCCTCATCACAGCCCTGACAGCACGAATCACAGCACTTGAGACAGCACCATGAGTTTAGATACAGACTTCTACGCGCACCAAGCATCTTGCGACCAACGATACAAGAATATCGAAGAGAAGCTGGAGTCCGGTAAGGCTCGCATGACGCGGATTGAGTACCTGATCTACATTGTCATCGCGGCAGTGTTGCTAGGACCAGGCTTTGCTGCTCAAATGGTTTCTAAGCTGCTGGGAATGTAAAGCAATGTGGACCCCATATCCTTGTGCTTATTGGCCGCTGGTATCTGTAAGCAGATTCAAGCAGGGTGTGAATTGTACCGTGAATGCAAAACGCAGTTTGTTGAAATAAAGAAGACAAGTGATGAGGTTATTGCAGTTGGTAAAGAGTTGCAATCGTTCTGGAAACAGTTATTGCAATTCTTTGCCGGTAAGCAAAAACCGAAACAGCAACAGCAAGCAAAGCCGGTAGCAAAGAAAAAAGAGAAGTTTGTTGAGGTAGACGAGGAAGCAATACTGAATGACGTTGTAGATCAGCTCATTCAGTTTTTCCATATCCAACAGCAGCTCGCAGATCACATCCGATCTGAGGAGGATAAATCCAGAACTGTCTATGACCCTACTCAAAATCATTTTAAGGCCGCCATCAAGCGCGTGAGGGCGCAGGATCAGATGCAGAAGTTGGTAGAAGAGATTCGCATGGCGATGACCTGGAACGCCCCACCGGAACTAGGTGCTCTGTACTCTAAGGTCATGGATATGCATGAGATTGTTGGTGCTGAACAGGAGGCTGCAAGGTTATCTCAGGAGGCTAAAGCAAAGAGGGCAAGATGGCAACGTCAACAAAGAGAGGCCAGCCAGCGGTTAAAGGTGGGACTAAGCGTCCTGACCCTTATTCTTATCCTATACCTGTGGCTGTTCCTGTTTTTCGTGACGAACCCGAGGATCACATGATGGGGGCAATGGGATGGCTATTTGCGGTGATTCTTGTGGCGTTCTTCTTGCCGTTGGGCGCATTTTTGTATCTGGATATCTTGGAGGCTAAAAATGAAACCAAGAAAATGCTGGAAAAGCTAGAGAAAATAGAAAGACGAATAGAAAGGAAAACCCGTGACAAAGAGCCTGATTCTATTAATCACAATCCTGTTTTTGACAGGCTGCGAAGACCGCTTTCGTTACCCATGCCAAGACCCCATAAACTGGAATAATACAGAGTGCAAGCCACCAATCTGTACAGCGACATCGACTTGTCCAGAGCAATTGACTAAACCCGAACCGGAGAAGAAGTGATGCCAACTATCGGATACAAACCAAACAACCGTCTGACTGCCGAAGAGATCGAAGTCCGCATTTGGGCAATCGTGATCTTCTCTCTGACAATGATCTTGCTTGGCTCGGTTGCCATGTTTTTGTACAGCGTTTCATTCGTGACGCAACCCATGTCAGGCATGGCCGCCATCGATAAGGTATACACGCAACAGATCAACACCATCATGGTTTTCATCACAGGCGTGTTGGGTGGTGTTGCTGGCCGGTCTGCTGTCAAGGCGGTGGCTAATGCCAGCGCCAAGGCAGAAGTCATTGACAATGACGAGCCGCCAGCACCATGAGTCTGTTTAATCCTTGGGTACTGCTTGGCATCATCATGTCGGTGCTGTCAGCCTTTGGTGGTGGATACTTCAAGGGTAAGCATGATGAGTACACGCGACAGCAGATTGAAATTGCTGCGCTAAACGCCAAGGCAAGGGAAACTGAGCAGGCGATGGCGCAAGTGGCGCAGAGTTATGGACAGACATTACGAAAGGCGAATAATGCTGCAAAAGCTAAAGAAACTCAGTTGCGTGCTGATATTGCCAGTGGCAATTTGCGCTTGTCAATCCCCACCCAAAGCACCGTATGTCCCACCTCAGTTGCCGCCGTTACCGCTGGAGATAACAGCGGAGAGGCACGAACCGAATCTAGTGGATCGACTACTGTCGCTGCCGATCTTCT